TGTCATAGACGAGGTTTGTGCAATGGTTGCCGAACCTCTATCGATTTGTTTACCTATAGCACTCATGCCAGAGGTTTGTGCTATGGTGCTTGAACCAAGATGGACTCTATGGCCCACACTGGTCATGCCACTGGTTTCTGCTAGGGTTGCAGAGCCACGATCTACTTGAGTACCAATTGCAGACATACCAGATGTCTGAGCAATGGTTGCAACACCACGATCAAGCTGTCTGCCTATCGCAGACGCACCTGATGTCTGTGCTATTGTTGCAGATGCAACTTGATACTGCGGAGTGCCATAAGCGGCAATTCCGTAGTTATATGAGCCATAGCCTACTGAGGCCATGGTATTAAGCTAATGTGATGTCTAAATCACCAGCATCAAATCTAAATACATCACCGCTTGTCACAACCTTAGATGTATCTAAGTTTGCATAGGCAAGTAAATTGCCACTGGTTAATGCATCTAAAATACCTACTGCAACTACAGTTCCGTAATCGGCTGTAGCTGTTGGGTATTCAACTGCTGCTGCGTTTGTCGCTGTTGTAGGGGATGTGCCTGAGACAGTAAAAGTAGAGGTTTGTCTTGCATAAGATCCACCTGTTACTTCAGTACCACCACCAGTATCATCAGGTGCTACTGTATACAAAGCAACATACAATGTTGCAGGTGCTGTATAAGCAGAACCACCAAATACATGGTCAAGTACCTTGTCTTCTAAATAATCACTAAATCCAGCCATTTTCTATACTCCTAGTTATTACCAAAATAATAAATGTCTTTTCTGCGTTTGCCATATGTTCTTCTTCTTTGCATTAAAGAACCTTTTGCAAACTCAGCTTTTTCTTGCTCTAGTCTCATTTCTTCTAAAGCCTTCTCGAACTGTGCTGTAAATAGTGGCACTCGTTCATCTTCCATTAAATAGATAGAAGCGTGTTTTAGTGATCCGTAAAGGTAAGCATCTGGATATCCTGTGGATAAAAAGTTACTCGTATTAGAATCGCTTAACGCATCTATCTTTCCGTAGTAGGTTAATTGTACTGTATAACTTCCATCTGGGGTAGGTGCAAATTCAATTGAATCATCTACCAATGCAAAGTAAATAGGTTGGCCTGTTACATTGTCATTAGACTTTCTGTATACATCCAATGATTCTATGGATTGTTGAAACAAAGGTGAAAAGTCACCGCTATCAATTTGTATGTTTATAGCCTCTAACCAATCAGTTGGTACTGATATGTATTGTGAATCTAATGTTGCAGTAGCTCTTTTAATCATGCCTTTAACTCTTAATCTGCGGTTAAATTCTGATTCTGTGCTATCTATAAATGAATCAATTACATCTGTTAAATCTGAACGATTTAAGTAACTTGCGATATTAGATTTTAATTCTGCGTATGTCATAGTTTACCCTGCCATGTCCTAAAGACTTTATTTTCTGAGTTATTTAACCATCTTTTCCATGCGTTCATATCATTCGCCCAGCCTTCTCGACAAGCTCTTTGATATACAACCAATGGCACTTCTGCCACATGGCGAAGATCTTTACCTGGCTTAACATTCTCTGCAATGTTTTTACAATGTTCGATTACTGGACTTACATCTTGGGTGGTATGAAATATATCTTTACCGCTTTCAGTAATAAACTCATTAGTAAAACCAGTCTTATGATCTATAACAGTTCTTTTAGCCATGCAAGAATTTTACCACAAAAAAAAGGGATGCCGAAACATCCCTTTAAGGTTCTTAACCGAGAACTTAACTTACATTAAGGTCAGCAACAACACCATGAGCAGCTTCGTTGGATACTTCTAATCCATACTCAACCACGATCATTTTGGTCACTGCATCGCCTATTGTAGCAATGTCAACTGTTTTGAAATCACGCAAGTAAGATACTTTTGCATACTCAGGATCAACCAACAGTAAAGATCTTTCTCTTGATCTGTTTGATGGAACGATTTTTAGTTCACCAAAGTCAGATGAGTAGATAGATACTGATGCTTCAACTGTGTTTGCATCGATCATTTGTCTTGCTTGAGTTCTACCTGTGAAACCAGAGATAACTTGTTTGTTATGTGGGCCACAAATAGCTAATGATGGCTCACCACCATTTTCAAAGCAAAGTTGTAGAACATCTTTTAAAAGATCTTCTGTTAGATCTCTTTGAGTTCCGTCTGTTGGAGCAGCACCGCCACCAGTAGAAGCACCTGTAGCACCTCTTGAATCGTTGGATGTAATCCAAGACTCAAAACCACCAGTTACACGAGCGGTTGATGCATCGCCAGTTGTTTTGTCGCCATTTTGACAAAGAGCTTCTTCCATATCTCTCTTCAGAGCTTTAGACATGATAGCTAGTTGATGAGCCATTTCTGATCTCTTACCAGCAGGGTCTGAAGACTCTTGTGAGCCTGATACAGTTGCATCTCTTTTTGAAATCATAGCAACATTGCTAACTCTGGTTGTTGCAACTGAAGCTGATCTTGAAAGTTCAAAACCTTCTAGCTCACCTGTAGCAACTGGAGTTGCTAATACTTCTGTTTGCCAATCAAAGACAACATTGTTAATACTTCTTTTTCCAATTGATGACATAAACGGAGTTTGCATTGGAGAGATGTTGTAAATGATATTACTTAAATCTTCTCTGTCTGAAGTCGCGCTGTATGTATCAAATGCGTTTGTTACTTTAGCCATTATATTTACCTATAAAATTATTTTAAAAATTGTTCAAAAACTTTAGCAGCATCCTGGACTTTTCCAGTTTTTGCTAAAACCTGTTTTGCTCTTTTCGCTGGTGCTACCGATTTCTTTCTGGTAGTTGTTCCAGGTCGGGCTACTCTTGCAGGTGCTTTTTGTGTTGGTTTCTTCTTTGTGGCTTCAACTGTTTTAGAGTTTAACCAAGCATTTCTTAAACCAAGCAAAGCACGATAGTCATAAATTGCATCCATTTCTTGAGGTGAATATCCCAAGACATTAATACCATAGTCGCGAATTGCTAGTTTCTCTTTCGAGGCAACTTCTGCATTTTTCCATTCTGGTATGATTTCCAGTAGTCTTTGCTGGCCTTCTTGCACTTGTTGTGCAATTAGTTGTTGCTGTTGAGCATATGATTCCTGTTGGAGTCTTTGCTGTTCAGCTTGTGCAGCTTTTAACTTTTCTTTCTTTTCATCCCAGAGTTGTTTTTCGCGTACAAATGCTATCGGATCATCGTTGTATAAACTATCCCAATCTGGTTCGTTTACCAATTCGCCCTGTAATTGGGCTTCCATCTTCGGTAACAACTGTGCGTAAATCGCATCTCTTTGAGCAAGTTCTTTGGATTGCTCCTCAATCGTTTTTCTTTGATTGGCAAGTTCCTGTGTCTTCCTCGTATAATCTTGTTGGCGTGAATAACCATTAATGAGTTCGTCCTGCGTGACCTCTATCTCTTCGCCATCAACTGTGACTCTGTAGACGGGTTGCTCTTCTACCTCTTCAACTTCCGTTTCTTCTTCACCATCTTCTTCGTCATCGTATTCAAGATCTTCTTCATCGACAAGCTCTTCGTCTTGTTCTTCTAATTCATCGATCTCAGGTTCAATGACCTCTTCAGCTTCCTCTATGACTGCTTCTTCTTGCGTGTCCTCTTCAGGGGCCAAGAAACTTTCAAATGCCGAGGTAGCTAATTCACCTTCGGTTTGTAAAGCAGTCGGTTTTCCGTTATTGCTCATATAAATACTCCTATATTGTATTTAGGGATATTTTATATCAAGAATGTATAAAAGGGAAAGTTTTAGGCTATGTTACGAATTTTATTAATGTTGGCTTTTGTGAGTTTGCCTTTCTCAGCCATGATGCGTAAATGTCTTTCTACTTCAGGGAGAAGCAATAATGATCTGTGGAAGTCTTCTCTAACTGCAACATCATCAATACCACGAGAGTTTAGCCAATGAGTTATGTATTCGTTTTTAAGATTTTCTATTGCTTCTTTAAAGACATCAGAATTTAAAATTCTTTCAGCTTCTGCTGCTTTAACTACTTCTTCGTGTGTGATTGACATTTATAAACTAAATAATCCTTTTGGCGTTGGTGGTAATGTTCTGCCTCTACTAAGCGGAGATACAATTTCTTCAACGCTAGGCTGGACAAAATTAGAAGCTGGAACATTTGGTGGAGTAAAGTTCGTTGGTATTGATGGAATATTAAAACCATCTGGAACTGAAGTAAAGTTCATACCTGAAAATGGAATATTATTTTCTACATTGCCTGAATCTATATCTTTAATTATATCGTTAAGTTTTTTTTCACTTATATCTTTGGATAAGTCATTTAATGTTTTTTTATTAAATCCAAATAAATTCAAATCACTCAAATCTGGCAAGTTACTAAAATCTAAATTTGCAAAAAAGTTTGGTATTCCTGTAAAGTTTTTTTGTCCTGGAATATAGGGAGTTGGTTCTTTTACACCAGGCGGTGAATAAGACGCTTGATTTTCTATGGTTGCAACCTCACCGGTTGTGGGTGGCTTGGGCATAACGGGTGCTGGACCTCTTGCAATCATATCTAAATCAGCTTGTGTATAACCACCAGCCATCTCTGGAGAATAGCTAACGCCTGGTGCAATGACTTGTTCCATGGGCATACCACCAGCTATTTGTTGTGCGTATGCTTGACCAGTTGCGACTGGTCCTGCCATTGACTGACCCGCTAAATTTGTGCCTCCAACTTGACGCATAAGATCCCTAATTGCTTCTGGATTTATTGCTGCTGGATTGAATTCGTACTGTGCCATATTAATCAGTTATTAGTTTATCTATTTTAGCATCAAGTTTGTCTAATTTGTCGAAAATTCTTTCTAACTCAATACTGAAGTCTTTTTTGCTGACATATTCTTTTGCAATCTCTTCTCGAGTTTTATTAATCAAAATACCTTGTCTTTGTATTTCTGAACCATGACTTTTAATAAAGTAAAAGATTGGAATGATTACCAGTGGAATGATGATATCCAAAATCAGTTCCATATCACCCATTAGAAATCAATAGCTCCAGATATGAGGCCTTGGACGATCATGCGTAGCTTTAGCGATATCGAGGTGTATAAATCTTCCATTGCCTTTTTGATTAACTCCAATTCCTGTAAATCCGTAACCTTCTGCTGCGGATACTATTTGTAATGCTTCTTTGTGACTACAGGCTATATCGACTGCAATCCCTAAATTGTGAGTGCCTGGCTTACTTTTCTTTTTTTCTATTGGATGATGTTCACATCGATAACCAGAAGAAATAATAAATGGAAAACCTAAGTCCTCTCTAAGTAATTGTAGCTTATCTATAAGCTCATATTCAATCTCATTTTCACCACAATGCTTACATTTAAACTCATCTAGCTTAAAATTCTTCCAATTACTCATTTGGTCAAACCTTTTGACTTTTCATAACTTCTTAATCCACCAAGACCTAACATACCACCTAAGACATACAGCAATGCACCCATGTCAAACTCTGGTAGTTGATATTGCAAGTCATACAAAGATAAAACAAACAAAATGATAGGCTGTAAAACAAAGTGATAACCAAGTGCAATAGCACATATCCATCCGCAACAAGGCCTCCAACCAGCGACAAAAATAGATCTATGTGATGCCTCTACTTTATTAACTTCTATTTGTGCAAGATCAATCTTATGAAACTGTGTTTTTATTTCGTGATCTAACTTAGCTTTTAAATCTTTGTCGGCAACAAACTTGTCAAGTATGTGAGTGACGGGTTCTATAAGTTTATCTATCATTTTAATTTAATTGGCTTGTAAACAAAGTAAGTGGCAAGGAGTCCAGATGCTATAGCTGTTAATGCAGCTTCGCCAAATACACCGCCAAAGTGTGATGGATGAACCATCAAATCACCAACAAAACAAGCTGATGCAATCGTTACTCCATGAAACCATTTCTTATTTTTGTATTCTTTAAGAACAGTATAGCCAAGTAAAATTGCTCCAAAACCTGCAATAATTCCTGTTTTGTTTGCTTTAATCCAATGGTCAAATGTAAGAGCAAATAAGTTGCCCTGTACCATCATAGGAAAGCAAACATAACAAGCCTGTTGCCATTTAATAAAAAAGTCTTTTGCTATTTGTTTAATCATTTTCAATACCTTTTTTGATGCCTTGAATTTCTTTTTTATGAAATTCTATTTCTTTTTGTAAAACCAATACTTCTTTTTCCAAGACTATTACCTTTTGTTCTAACAGCCTAATATCAGGAAAAATATAATTGTTTTGATTGGCTCTTAAATTTTTTATTTCTGTGTCATTCT